CAACGTAGGGTGCCCCAACGCACTTCTCGAGGCGATGTCCTGTGGATGTGTGGTCACGGCAACAGGGGATTTGGGGCAGCCGCTGCTTCCCGCTGCCAAGGTGGAGCCGTTGCATCAGGCCGAATCCAGGAGATTGACCCTAACGGGCGCCGCAGAGCTTAGATGTTACCATTTACCACACGATCTCTCTCTGCTTCCCCCAGCACATGGGCAAGTAATTGTGCAACTTGGCCAGGCTGATTCCTTGCGGCTCATCGCCGCGCAGGATCGCCTCGACGATGTCCGGCGCAAGCGACGTCAGGCGCAGTATCCGACCGGCGTACGTCCGGTCGACGCCGAGGGCTTGAGCCAAGTCCTCGACGCCGGCGTACTCGCCGGACTCGATCTGCTCCTGCCAGCGATGGGCCTTGGCGATGGCTTCGATGAGCGTCTGGTTGGCGTCAGGCTCGCACGCTGCAGATGGCGCCCCGTCGGTCAGGATCATTTGCCTCCCGTTGCGGCGGCGGAATCGCATGGGGATGTGAACTACCATGGCCCCGTTCTCGCGTCGTATGCGGAGGCCTGGATAGCGGCGTTCCTGTTCGTTTTCGATGACTGTCGTGTCACGCATGTGTTCGTTCCTCGATGGGTTGGAGTTCGTCGACGATCTGTTCGATGCCGTTGGTGCGGAAGCGGACGTCGATGCCGCTGACGCCTACGGTGATGTCCTCGACCAGCAGTTGCACGATCCGCTGCTGTTCCTCGGCGAAAAGCACGTCCCACACCGGGTCAATGGCCCGCAAGGCTTCGGCCACGCGGTCGAGTTCCATTGGCTCGGCCTGCGTGGGCTGGGCCTCGATTTCGTGGATGCCCTGCTCCAGGGCCTTCAACTCGCCGTTCAGGCGCTTGAGTTCCTCGGCCATGAAACCCTCGTCCTGATCGCCCACGTTCAGCACGGCCCGGATGGACTTCTGCGTCTGAGCGTGCTGTTGGCGCAGGTCGTTCAGACGGGCCAGCGTGGCATCGTCTGGCCCCGTGTCGCCGCTACTGCGCACCTCGCGGTACGTTCGGGCAATCACGTCGGGGTGGCGCAACAGCGCCCGCAGTTGGTCCACGACGGCGGTTTCGATCTCGCCCGCCGGCAGCGAGGGGAGCGGGCACTGGCCGTACCCGGTGCGGACCTTCTTGGCGCACGTGTAGTAGCGATACTCCCGCCCGTGATTCTTCGACCAGGCCGGTTGGACCAGGCTCCCGCAATGCCCACAGTGCAGCATCCGGCGAAGCAGCGCGAACCGCCGGACCTGGTGCCTGTGCGTGTATGTCTTGTTCGCCCGCAACTGAGCAGCGATCCGCTCGAACTGCTCAACCTGAACGATGGCGTCATGTTCCCCGGGGTAGGCTTTGCCCTTGTGAACGATCTGTCCGATATACTTGCGATTCGTCAGGACGTCATACACCTGCCGGTACGTCCACCCATTTCCGCCACGGGCCTTGCCGGTCTTCGTGACGTATTGCTTTGTCCGAATGCCTTCGGCATTCAGGACGGTGGCCACCTTTCGGCAGGATTCGAGCTTCTCGAAGATCCCGAAGATGCGACGGACCAGCTTGGCCTCGGCTTCGTTGACCACGTACTTCTTGTCCACGACGTCCAGGCCCAGGATCGGCCCCCCACCCACGTACTTGCCCTGGCGGGCGGTGGCGAGTTTCTTGTCGCGGATGCGCTCGCCGATGATCTCCCGCTCGAACTGCGCGAACGACAGCAGGATGTTCAGCGTCAGCCGGCCCATCGACGTGGTGGTGTTGAACTGCTGCGTGACCGAGACGAAGCACACCTCGTGCTCGTCGAACAGGCTGATCAGCTTGGCGAAGTCCAGTAGCGACCGGCTCAGACGGTCGACCTTGTAGACCACCACGCAGTCGATCCGCCCGGCCTGAATGTCGGCGAGCAGATCCTGAAGGGCGGGGCGCTCCATGTTGCCGCCGGTGTACGCGGCGTCGTCATAGCGCTTGCGGAGGCACTGCCAGCCTTCGTTGCGCTGAGACTCGATGAACGCCTCCCCCGCCTGGCGCTGGGCGTCCAGCGAGTTGAACTCCTGGTCCAGGCCTTCCTCGTGGCTCTTGCGCGTGTAGATCGCGCAGCGAATAGTGGGTTTCCTGTTGGTCATGTTTTGCCTCGCTTGGGGTTGCTCTTCGGTGTCAGGCCGAAGAACCGGTTGCCGCTCCAGCCCGAGCCGGTGATGGCCCGGGCCACGGCCGTCAGGCTCTTGTAGCGCTTGCCGTCGTAGAGATAGCCGTCCTCCTTGACGATCACCTCGTAGCGGTCGCCGTGCCAGTCCCGCAACAGGCGCGTACCCGGCTGAAGCTTCCTTTTCCGCCGTTTCCGCGCTTCGGCCACTGCCTTGGGCGGTGATCCGTTGGCGATGTTGTTCAACTCCCGCCGTGCATCTCGGCTGAGCCCGCCGAAGGCGAGTTCCTGGATGCGGTAGGCCAGCCGGCGGATCACGTACTTCCGGCCCAGCCTGCCGGGGTCGGTCCCCAGCAAATCGGCCCATCGCTTGCGGAGCTGGGCCATCGACATGCGGTTGAGCTCGTCGATCTGCTTCAGAACGGTTTTCTGCATCTGCATCGGTTTCATGTCACCTTCCTTCCATCCGGTTCGTCCGAACGGGTGACACTGAGCCTCGTTTCTGCGGGGACCTCAAGGGAGTTCTCCCGGTCAAAACGAGTCTTTTTCGCCGCAATTCGAAGCACGCCGCGGGCGAGGATCTCTGCCAGTTCGCCGAGCCGTGCATCGGTCGTTGAGGGCACGCGCTGTTGAGTGTTCAAGCAGACCATCAGTCGAGCCCCCTGTTGGTAAAGGCCGCGCGAATGTGACGGACGTGGCGCCGGATGGTCTCGTAATGCATGCCCGTGCGACGGGCAATCAGATAGACGCTTTCACCATCCGCCAGAGCCTGGCAGATCTCCTGCCGCAGCGGCGGCAGTTGCGCCACGACCGAGCGGACCTCTTCCTCGACGATCGCGTCCTCGGGCAGGCGTGTGTCCTCTACCTGCTGTGACATCTGCCCAAGCCTCTCCAGCATCGCCAGGCGTCGCGCGTTGCATCGGGCGAGCATCTTGATCCGGCGGTCGAAGAAGCGGCAGAGGATCGTCTCCTCGCTGGCCCCATGCGATTTGGCAGGGTCGAACCGGAACTCGTGGACCACGATGGCCAGCTCCTGCATCGTGTCCTCCCACGAGTCCGGCGGGACCCGAAAGTGCCGTAGGCGCCCGATGGCCAGCCTGATCTGCCACGATTTCAGTGCGTTGACGTACTGCTTGTACAGCTCTCGAGTTCGGTTCTGCTTCACGATTCGGCTCTCCGTAACCAGTGCCTCGTTGTCGCCCGGACCTTTCCCAAGCGTCTGAGGCAATGGTTGCAGCGCGACCGGTGCCACGTATCTAGCAGTGGATGTGAAGCGGCAAAATCACATGAGCGTCACATGAGCGTCACATGACGTGGCACCGGTGCCAAAAGCGCTCACATGATCGTCATGTGAGCGCTCATGTGATTTTCGATGGCACCGCGAAGTTTTCGGCCTCTGCGGCAATAAGCACTACGGACGCAGGCAATGCCTGCCAAACACGGGAGTCCGAGAATGCCGCAGACAGACGAACACGGTGTACTGATCGACCTTGGCGTGCTAACCGCTGAGCCCGCAGAGGAATATCACGCCAAGGCCGGCGAGTTCCTTTCGAGCCATCAGCTGCTCGACTTCATGTCCTGCCCCTGGCTCTACCGAAAGAAGCGGCTCGGGCTGATCGGCGACGCCGACACGCCCGCGATGTTCATCGGTAGGGCCACCCACTGCCGGATCCTCGAAGGCCGAGACGCCTACGAAAGCCAATTCGCCTTTGGCGGCCCCGTCAACCCCAGGACCAACAAGCCCTTTGGCTCGAACACAAAGGCCTTCGCCGAGTGGGCCCGAGCCCAGGGCAAGCCGGTTGTCTCACACGAGAATGTTGAACTCATCGAGCAGATGGCCAGCGGCGTGGCCATGAACGATGAGGCGTGCGACCTGCTGCTGTACGGCCGCTCGGAGGGCGTCGTCCGTACCGAATACTGCGGGACACCGTGCCAGATCCGGATCGACTGGACCCATCCGCACCGGGGAATTGTGGACCTCAAGACCACCAAGGACCTGACCTGGTTCGAGAATGAGGCCAGGCGCCGGCGCTACCACAACCAGATCGCTTTCTACCAGGCCGTCCTGGGTGAGGTCGTGGGCCAGGCCGTTCCCGTCTACTTCATCGCCGTTGAAAAGTGCGAGCCGTTCCGCTGCGGCGTCTGGCGCGTCAGTGACGACACCCTCGCCATCGCCCGGCAGGAGAACGAGGCGGCGATCCGCCGGCTGCGCCGGGCCTCGGAGATCGACGCCTTTCCCACCGGCTACGAGGGCATCCGCTTCCTCGACTTCCCCTGATCCTCACTTCCGCCCGGGTGGGCCGGCGTGCCGTGCGGCAGGGATGCCATCACGGATGAACGCGGCCGGACTCCCACGTCCACCCGGGCGCTTTTCGGCAGGGCCGGGCTGTTCGGGGCTTCTTTGCTAAAGGGCCCCGAAGACGCGGGTTCGACTCCCGCACCTGCCATTCGGCTGGCCAGCCACATGTGACAGAACACGACAACCACGAGCAAGAAGGAATCGCCCATGAGCTCGATGAAGCAAGTCCATAGCGGCCGACGCCACTCGCCACCGAGATTGCTGATCTACGGAACCGAGGGCATTGGCAAATCCACGACGGCGGCCGAGGCGCCGAGCCCGATCTTCGTTCCGACCGAGGACGGTCTGGACCAGATCGACTGCCATTCGTTCCCCCTGGCCCGCAACCTGGCCGACGTCCAGGCGGCGCTGCAGGCCCTAATCCAGGAGAAGCACGATTTCGAGACGGTCGTCCTGGACTCGGTCGACTGGCTGGAACGCCTGGTCTGGGATTCCCTGTGCGAGCAGTATGGGGTGACCAGCATCGAGAAGGTCGACGGCGGCTATGCCAAGGGCTACACGCACGCCCTGACGCCCTGGCGGTCGATCCTCAACGACCTCAACACCCTCCGCAGTCAGCGTGGAATGTGCGTGATCCTGCTGGCCCATGCCAAGGTCGAGAAATTCGACGACCCCGAGCATTTGGCCTATGACCGCTACTCGCCCCGCCTGCACAAGCACGCGACCGCCCTGATCACCGAGTGGGTCGACGCCGTGCTTTTCGCCACACGCAAGGTCATCACCAAGACCGAGGACTCAGGCTTCAACCGCGAACGGACGATTGCGGCCGGGCTTGGCAAGGACGGCGGCGAGCGCATCCTTCGGTGCGTCGGCAACCCCGCCTGCGTGGCGAAGAACCGTTACAACCTGCCGGCCGAATTACCCCTCTCGTGGCCCGCCCTGATGCAGGCCCTCACCAGCGACACCACCCAGAACAAGGAGAACTGAGATCATGGCAGACCTGAATGGATTCAACGCAAACGAAGTCGAACCCACCACATCCTTCGACCCGGTCCCCGCGGGCAAGTACCTTGCGGCGGTCACCGAGTCGGAGATGAAGGCGACCAAGAGTGGCAACGGTAGCTACCTCCAGCTGACCTTCACAATCGTCGAGGGCGAGTACAAGAACCGCGTCCTCTGGGCCCGGCTGAACCTCAACAACCCCAACGCCACGGCGGTCAAGATCGCCCAAGGCGAACTGTCGGCCATCTGCCGAGCCGTCGGCGTCATGCAGCCCAAGGACAGCGCGGAACTCCACAATCTCCCCTTGATCCTTACGGTGAAGGTGAAGAAGCGTTCCGACACCGACGAGCTGACCAACGAGATCAAGGGCTACGAGGCCAAGGCCGCTGCCGCCGGTCAGCCGCAGCAGGCGCCGGCGACCGACTCGACGCCCCCGTGGAAGCGGTAAGGGAGCGTCCGATGGAACTGGTCCTGCCCTTTCCCCCGTCGGTGAACCACTACTGGCGGAAATGGCGTAACCGCATGGTCATCAGCCCCGAGGGCCGGGAGTACCGCACCGCCGTGTGCGGGCTCCTGGCCCCGGGCGGCGGCGGAATCCGTCGGCCGCCGATGGGCGGGCGCATCGCCCTGGCCATGGACGCCTTCCCGCCAGACCGACGGCGTCGCGACCTCGACAACCTGCTGAAATGCAGCCAGGACTCCCTCGCCCACGCCGGGATCTACGAGGACGACAGCCAGATCGACATGTTGGTCATCCGTCGGCGCAGGCCCGTCAAGGGCGGAAGGCTCGACGTTCAGGTAGACCTGCTCCCGTGGCGTCGCTGCCCGCTTTGCGGCGGCAAGTTCCCCAACACAGAAAGCGAACATACCCATGACAACTGAACCCGAGACCTTGAGGCTCGACCAGATCCGCATCGACGGCGGCACGCAGCCGCGGGTGGCCATCGATGAGCAGGTCGTGGCCGACTACGCCGAGTTGTACGGCGCCGGCGTCAACCTGCCGCCGGTGACGGTGTTCTTCGACGGCGCGACCTACTGGCTGGCCGACGGCTTCCATCGCTACTGGGCCAACAAGCGGATCGAATGCGAATACGTCCACGCGGATGTCCGCCAGGGCGCCCAGCGCGACGCGATCATCCACTCGGTCGGCGCCAACGCCACCCATGGCCTGCGCCGCACCAATGCGGACAAGCGCAAGGCCGTGCTGACCATGCTGGAGGACGAGCAGTGGTCCGCATGGTCGAATCGAGAGATCGCCAAGCAGTGCGGCGTGAGCGAGTACATGGTCCGCAACACTCGCGAGAAGCTCACTGCGATTGAATCGCAGTCAGAATCGCAGGCGCGCACCTACAGGACCAAGCATGGCGACACGGCTCGGATGAAGACGGGCAAGATCGGCCGCTCGCGCAAACGGAAGTTCAATCCTACCGGCGGGATCGCCAAGGGCGCGTTCCGTACCCGCCAGCCCCATTCCCAAGGCAGCCCCGTTCCCATGCGGAATGTCGACCTGCCTATCAACAACCCCCGGAAGGCCGCCCAGTGCATGTTCAGCGTCTACGGCGAGGAATACATGCGGGCGCTCTGTGACGAACTCAACTCCATTTTCAACAAGAAGAAGGGCGAACCCAATGACAGCGATTAGCACCACCACCGATATCCGCACTACCTACATGGACGTGAATCCCGATGTGGCGATCCAGTGGCTTGAGGGCAATGTCCGCAACCGGAAGATCGACCAGAAATGGGTCGACTATCTCGCCGCCGAGATGTCGGCCGGTCGATGGAAGACCACCCACCAGGGCCTCGCGTTTGACGGCAGCGGAACATTGATCGATGGCCAGCACCGGCTCTGGGCGGTGATCCAGTCGGGCTGCACGATCCGTGTCGCCGTCTCGCATGGCCTCGATCCGGACGACATTGACAACATCGACGACAACAAGCCCCGGAACAAGGCCACCCGCATGTCGCTGACCCGGAAGTTCGGCGATGAGGGGGTCAGCAAGAATCACACTGCCGCGTTGTCTGAGGCGGCGGCGGGCCTGAGTGGTTCGAAGAATCACACCTATCACCAACTCCGCGACCTGATGGAGCAGCACGTCGATGCCGCCCGGTTCGCCGTCTCGCATGTCTCGGCGCGGGTCAAAGGCGTGGGCGTGGCGTATGTCCGGGCGGTGGTGCTTCGAGCGTGGTACACCGTCGATCTCGACGACTTGTCCCGCTTCTGCCGTGTGCTCTCGTCAGGGATTCCCGAGTCTCCGCACGATGTGGGCATCATCAGGCTGCGGGATCACCTGATCACCGTCGGCGGCTTGAAGAACCCCGTCCTCCGACGGGAACTGTATGCCAAGGTCGAACGGGTACTGATGACCTGGCTGAAGGGCGAAAGCCGCAAGAGCATCCGGCCCGTGCAGAAGGAGTACTTCCCCCTGCCCGAGGAAGTGAGCGCTTGACGCCCAGGGGGTGGGCAAGCACGCGGGATCCAGCCACCTGTTTGGAGAGCAACTTACGATGAACCAAAACCAACGCATCTACATTGCCGGGCCGATGACCGGTCTGCCCGAGCACAACTTCCCGGCCTTCCACGCGGCGGCCAAGCGCTTCCAGGAAGCGGGCTGGGAGACCGTCAACCCGGCGGAGAATTTCGACGGACGGACGGACCTGTCTCGCGAGACGTACCTTCGGGCCGACATCAAGCTGCTGGCCACCTGCGACGCGGTGGCCATGCTGCCCGGCTGGGAAGACTCGCGCGGAGCAAAGCTCGAGTATCTGATCGCCTGGGAACTCGCCATGCCGGTCCTCGACACCCAGACGCTGGACTCGCTTGAGCGCCCGGCAACCCCGGCCGTCAACCTCCACCGCCTCGCCGTCGTTCGCGAGGAGCCAACCGAAGCGCCCGAGTCTGTGTTGGACGAGGCCAAACGCCTGACCGCCACGGACCGGCAGCAAGACTACGGTCACCCGTTGGCGGACTTCACGCACACGGCGATGTTGTGGACGGGCATCCTCGCCGGGCGGCTGCGCAACGGCCAGCACATCACGCCGATGGACGTGCCGCTATGCATGATCGCCGTCAAGCTTGCGCGTCAGGCCCATCGCCACAAGCGGGACAACCTGGTCGACATCGCCGGGTACGCCCGCACCGCCGCCATGGTCGCCGGAGAGGAATGATATGGCCAAGGCGCACAGCAAGACATTCCTGGCCTTCGGCGATGTGCATGTACCGCACCAGAACGGCCCAGCCCTGGAGGTCTTCTGCCAGGCCGCCGAGCGCATTCGGCCCGACGTGATTGTCTGTCTGGGCGACCTGCTCGACTGCGGTCAGTTCTCCACGCACCCGCCGACGTACGGCCAGCCGGAGACGGACTATGTGGACGATCTCCGTATGGCCAACGAGCTGCTCGACCGCCTGCAGGCGACCTGCGGCCGGCTGGTCATGGTCGAGGGCAACCACGAGTACCGCCTCGATCGCTGGGCGGCCGGAACGGCGGAGGGGCGCGGGGCATACTCGATGCTGGCTCCGCGCATCCGGCTCACTAAGGGCCGGTCGAAGTACACCTACGTCCCGTACGGGTCGGTCGCGGGGCGGTATCCCCACTACCAACTCAACAGTCGCGTGGTCGCGGTGCACGGTTGGTCGTACGCTCGGCACGCAACGAAGAACCACCTTCAAATCAGCCAGGGCAAGAGCGTCATCCACGGTCATACGCACCGAGCCGACGCCAGCATCATGCAGAACATCTGGTCGCCGGGGAAGGTCATCCAGGCCCGCAGCTCCGGATGCCTGTGCAAGCCCATCCCGCTCTACGGCACCGGTAGGCCCGTCGAGTGGGTCAACGCCTTCATCCTCGGCTACCTCGGTCGGCGCAGCGACACGCTTTACACGATCCCGATCCTGGGCGGACGCTGCATTCTGCCCGACGGCACGGAGGTGTCGGCATGAGGGGAGGGCTATTCCCACCCCCGAAGGCCGCACCGATTGTGCTGCGGCCGTACCAACAGGAAGCGGTCGACGCCGTCTACGACCACCTGCGCCGCCGGGATGACAATCCGTGCATCGTCATCCCGACGGCTGGGGGCAAGACGCCCGTGATGGCCGCAATATGCCGCGACGTCGTGCAGCAATGGAACGGTCGCGTGCTCATCCTGGCCCACGTGAAGGAACTGCTCGAGCAGGCCGTCGAGAAGCTTCACGCGATGGCGCCGGATCTTTGGGATCGCATCGGCGTTTACTCGGCGGGCCTGCGAAGCCGTGACACGGAACATTCGGTAATTATCGCCGGCATCCAGTCGATTTTTCGCCGGGCCGCGGAGCTGGACCGGTTCGACGTCGTTCTGGTCGATGAATCGCATCTTATTCCGCCGTCCGGCGAGGGAATGTACCGCACGTTCCTGGCCGACGCGAAGGTGGTCAACCCGAACCTTCGCGTGATTGGCCTGACGGCCACACCGTACCGCATGACCACAGGGACGATCTGCGGATCCGAGAATCTGCTCAACCACGTGTGCTACGAGGTCGGTGTTCGCGAGCTGATCGTCCAGGGCTACATCTGCCCGCTCAAGACCAAGGCCGGGCGCCGGAAGGCCGACACCTCGGGTCTGCACATTCGAAGCGGTGAGTTCATCGCCGGCGAGGTCGAGGCCCTGATGGATGACGACTCGCTGGTCCGGTCGGCATGCCACGAGATCGCGGACCACACGCAGGACCGCCGTTCGGTGCTGATCTTCGCCAGCGGTGTGAAACACGCGCAGCACGTCCAGCGTGTCCTCGGCGAGATGGGGCACGAATGCGGCTTCGTCTGCGGGGAGACGCTGCCGTTCGACCGGGCCGAGACGCTCCGCCGCTTTCGCGACGGCGAGCTCAAGTTCCTGGTCAACGTCAACGTCCTAACCACGGGATTCGACGCGCCGAACATAGACTGTGTGGCGTTGCTGCGCCCCACCAACTCCCCGGGCCTCTACTACCAGATGGTCGGTCGGGGCTTTCGACTGAATCCGCCGAAGGACAACTGCCTCGTGCTGGACTTCGGGGGTAACATTATCCGGCACGGCCCCGTCGATGCGCTCCAGATCACGGACAGGGCCCAGGGCACCGGTGAAGCGCCCGCCAAAGAATGCCCCGAGTGCCAGGCGGTGATCCACGCCGCCTACGCCGTCTGCCCAGACTGCGGCCACGAGTTCCCGCCGCCCCAGCGCGAGCAACATGACCGCCAGGCGTCCACGGCGGGGATTCTCACTGGCGAGGTAACTGAGACCGAGTACGACGTCAGCGAGGTCTACTACAGCGTCCACGTCAAACGGGGCGCCCCCGAGGACCATCCCCGCAGCCTGCGGGTGGATTACCGCTGCGGCCTCAACGACTACCACAGTGAATGGGTCTGCTTCGAGCACACCGGTTATGCCCACACGAAGGCCGAGGCCTGGTGGAAGGCCCGCAGCCACGAGCCCATGCCCGAGATGATCGAACAGGCCGTGGACATTGCCGAGGCCGACGGGATCGCGCCCACGCTGGCCATCACCGTTCGCTCCGTGGCCGGGGAGAAGTACGACCGGATCGTGAAGCACCAACTTGGGCCCATTCCGCCACGGCTCGATGGCAGCGACGAGCGCGAGGACGGTAGCCAGGGCCCGCCGGCCTGGGTGGGCAAGGACGACATCCCTTTCTGAGGTAGCGGCCATGGACGGCAACAGACCCATCTGTCACATCATTCGCGGCCTGCCGGGGGCCGGCAAGAGCACAATTGCCTCCCGGTTGGGATGCTTGGTGATCTCGCCGCAGGATATGTATGCCACGCGGGCCGGGGTCTACCGATTCCGCCAGGGCCAGGACGTCGAGGCGCTGGACTGGGCGACGAAGGTCGCGCTGCTGGCCATGGAGACCGGTGTCGACGTGGCGATCGCCGAAGTCTTGCCACGCCACGAGGACGTCGCCTACTGGGCGAACCTGGCCCGCCGGCACGGCTACCGCGTGCGCGTCACGGACCTCTACATCACGTCGGCGCTGTCTGACCGCCGCAACGTCCACGACGTGCCCCGCCCGGTGATTGACGCCATGGCGAAGGCCTGGGAATCCTGGGACGTCGAGGCGGAGGTCGTTGGGTGAAGGACGCGGCCCGCGCCTATCTCGACGCCGGACTGTGCGTACTTCCGGCGCGGCGGGACGTGAAGTACCCGGCCCTGCAGACCTGGGGGCAATACAAGGAGCGCCTGCCGACGCGGTCAGAGGTCGACGCCTGGTTTGCCAACGACCACGACGCCTTGTGCATCGTTACGGGCGCCGTGTCGGGCAACGGGGAGATGATCGACTTCGACTTCGCCGGGGAGCTGTTCGACCCGTGGTGCGCTCGCGTCCGTGCGGCCGCCCCGGGCCTGCTGGACAAACTGGTCATCGAGGGCACGCAGTCCAGCGGCTGGCACGCAGCGTACCGCGCACAGGAAAAGGTCTGCGGCAGCATGAAGCTGGCCCAGCGCAAGCGCCCCGCCCGGGACGAGGAGATCACGCTCAACGACAAGGGCATGGAAGTCGTCGTTCTGCACGGTAAGGAGTACATCGTTCGCATCGACAGCGACGGCTCGAAATACGTGATCATCACCCTGATCGAGACCCGGGGCGAGGCCGGGCTGTTCCTCTGCGACCCGACCGAGGGCTACACGGTCGTCCAGGGCGACTTCCGCAAGTTGCCCGTCCTGACGGCTGAGGAGCGCGACATCCTGCTGCGCTGTGCGTGGGATCTGAATGAATACGTGCCCCCCGTGGCCGACCGCACGGCCCGGGCCGCCCCACGGGGCCACACGTTGGCCCCAGGCGCCAACGGGGCCGACCCGGCGGCAGATGGGCAAAGCGTGGGCGGTCTTCGCCCTGGCGACGATTTCAGCGCTCGTGGCGACGTGCGGGCCGTGCTACAGCAGCACGGCTGGACGCTGGTCAAGGGTGGCGAGAACGAATATTGGTGCCGGCCCGGCAAGCAGACGGGCACGTCGGCGACGCTCAAGGACGGTGTGTTCTACGTCTTCTCGTCGAATGCCCTGCCCTTCATGCCCAACGAGCCGTATGCGCCCTTCAGCGTGTACGCGCTGCTTGAACATGGTGGCGATTTTGAGCAGGCCGCCAGGGCGCTGCGGTCCGAAGGCTACGGCAGCGATGAGCCCGACGATGGCGATGTGGACATTTCCGCCATCGTCCAAGCCTTCGGGCCACAGCCGCGCGATGATTCGGACAGTGCCCACGACGGACCCGACATTGCGAACCCCGGCCCGTTCCCGGCCCACCTGCTGGAGAACCTGCCCGAGTTGGTCAAGACCGCGATGGACCACTACATGACCAACGCCTTCGAGGCCCAGCCGGTGATGTTCCTCGCTTCGTTCCTGGCGGCCACAGGCACGATCCTGGGCCACAAGATCAAGGACGCCTCCGGCCTACGGACGAACATCTACACCGTCGGGGTGCTGGGCACCGGCGGCGGCAAGGAGGCCACGCGGGAGACTGTGGATCGCATCTTCCAGCGCGCCGGCCTCGCGCCCATGTGCGGGGCCGAGGACTTCGCCTCCGACTCCGGCATGATCAAGGCGGTCAGCATTCAGAACCCCATCCTGTTCCAGATCGACGAGTTCGGCCGTCTGATGCACTCCATCCAGCTGGGGGCCAAGCGAAGCCCGCACCTGTACAACATCGCAAGCGCGCTGCTGAAACTCTACAGCAAGGCAAATGGAACGTTCCGGTCCAAGGCCTACGCCGACCCGAAGCGAAACATGCGAATCGACTACCCGCATGTCTGCGTGTACGGCTCAACTGTAGTGGGCAACTTCTGGGACGCCCTGAGCTACGAGGCGGTCAAGGACGGCTTCCTGCCCCGACTGATGATCTTCGAATCGCTTGGCGAGAACATCGAGGGCCAGGGCCTGGAGACCGAGCCGCCCGACGAGTTGGTGGAGTTCTTCAGCTACTGGGTCGCCCGGCGCATCACCAGCGGGAATATGGAGCGCGTTTTCCCAAGCCCGATGGTCGTACCGTACTCGCCCGAGGCGGCGAAGATGATGGCGGACTTCCGCGCCGAGCAGAAGCGCGAGGCGCCCGCATATGACGAACTCGGGCCCCTGTGGTCGCGCGCCCGCGAGAACGCCGGCAAGCTCGCCCTGATCCACGCCTGCTGGACGAACTCCGAACAGCCCATCGTCGAGACGGACTCGGCCCGGTGGGCGGTGCAGGTGACGCGGCATGTGGTCCGCCAGACAATCTGGCGCGCCAGCCTATCGCTGGTGGACAACCCCTTCCACGCCGAGTGTCAGAAGGTCCTCCAGAAGCTTCAGAAAGCTCCGTCCGGCGAACTGTCCCACAGCAGGCTGCTCAAGCGGATGAAGATGAAGGCCCGTGAGTTCCGCGAGTTGATCCAGACGCTCGAGCAGCGCCGCGACATCGAGCCTGTTCGGCAAAGCACGTCGGGCCGCCCAGGGCTGTTTTACCGGCTCCGATCGCGCTGGGGCAGGGGTGAAGGATCGGGGGAAAGGGTGAAAGAAGTAAGCCCAAATCGGCCCAAAGGGGGGGTGAAAGAGGGAAAGAAGGGTGAAAGAAGTGTGTGAGCATAAGACTAGCAATAACAATATAATAGAAAGATTATTCCCCCTTTCTTCTTCTTTCACCCCCTATGTATTTTACCCCTGTTTTTGGGGGTCTCTATATAGGGGGGGGAATTGGGGAAAGAAGGCATGGTTCCTTCCCGGGCAGTCCGGGAGTTGATGCCGGGGGGAACAGTCGCGTCCCCAGACAGAGTTACTTTTGACTGTCCGGTTTTTTGACAGGAGACCTCGATGCATGAACACAGTGAGACCCAAACGCACGGCAGACCCTTGGCGAAGGACGGCCACTCACCTTGTCGGCCGGCTTCGCACGGACTACCGCAACAGCCAGGTTCTTCGGGACCCGTGGTCCCGGGCGGCGCGCTGCATGGTGAACGGGTGGCGCATCCGTCTCAGCCGCCCACCGGCGAAAGGGAACGCCCGCGTCGCCCCCAGGCCAACGTGGCGGGTGTTTGCCAGCCGGGCTGCGGGGATCGCCGCCACAAAGGCGAACCACGCGAGGCGAACCGCCTGGCACCTGTGGGCCACGCGGCGAGTGTCGGCGGGCAGTCGGTACATCCCCAAGCGCAGTCGCAGCTGGTAGGCGCCGCCCCGCATGGCTCCGTGTCCACGGGCAACGTGCTGCGCCTGCTGGAGCATCAGCAGTACCGCTGTGCCCTAACCGGCCGCAAGCTGACACCGCAGACCGCCGCCATCGACCATATCGTGCCCGTTCGCCGGGGCGGCGAACACGTCATTGAGAACGCCCAGATCCTGCACAGGGATGTGAACCGGGCCAAGGGGTCGATGACCAGCGACGAGTTCACCTGCATGTGCCGTGAAGTCGTTCGCTGGTCTGACTCTCCGATTACTTGAAAGGAACTGCAATGACCACTACTACACAGAAGTTCGCTGTCGTGTTCCGCAAGATCGACGCCATCCGACCGTACGAGCGGAACCCCAGGATCAACGACCCGGCCGTGGACGCCGTGGCGGCCTCGCTTGCCGAGTTCGGCTTCCGCCAGCCGATCGTGGTCGATGCCGACGGCGTGATCATCGCCGGCCACACGCGGTGGAAGGCGGCGAAGAAGCTGGGCCTGGCCAAGGTGCCGGTCCACGTGGCCACCGACCTGACGCCCGAGCAGGTCCGGGCGTACAGGATCGCTGATAACAAAACGAGCGAGCTGGCGGAGTGGGACTTCGAGATCCTGCCCATCGAGCTGGCCGAGCTGCGCGAGGGCGGGTTCGACATGAGCATGCTCGCCTTCGACGATGACGAGCTGGCCAGGCTGCTCACCGAGGGGATGGGCGTAACCGAGGGCCTGACCGACGCTGACGCCGTACCCGAGCCGCCGGACGATCCCGTCACGCAGCCCGGCGACCTGTGGATCCTGGGCGACCATCGCCTGCTATGCGGCGACTCGGGCAGCGCCGAGGATCTGGACCGGCTGCTCGACGGGAACACAATCGATTTAGTGAATATGGACCCGCCGTATAATGTCAAGGTCGAACCGCGATCGAACAATGCCATCGCCGCCGGCCTGTCGTCGTTCAGCAACACCCACCACCAGGGCCTGGACCTGGCGCGTCACCCGAAGAAGGCCAAGGCCACACACAAGAAGATGCGGGCCAAGGATCGGCCGCTTGAGAACGACTTCGTCTCGGACGAAGCCTTCGACGAGATGCTCCTGGCCTGGTTCCACAACGCCTCGCGCGTGCTCAAGCCGGGCGGGTCGTTCTACATTTGGGGCGGGTACGCCAACCTGGGCAACTACCCCGCGCCGCTGAAGGCCGCAGGGCTGTATTTCAGCCAGGCGGTCGTGTGGGACAAACAACATCCAGTGCTCACGCGGAAGGACCTGATGGGAGGATTTGAACTGGCGTTCAAAGGCTGGAAGGAGGGCGCAGGGCACCACTTCTACGGCCCCAACAACGCCACGGACCTCTGGCACGTCAAGAAAGTCAACCCCCAGTCGATGATCCACCTGACCGAGAAACCCGTCGAGCTGGCGGTCCGGTCCATCCAATACTCGTCCAAGCCAGGTGAGAACGTGCTGGACCTGTTCGGTGGTTCGGGCTCGACACTGATCGGCTGTGAGCAGACCGACCGGCGGGCGTTCTTGATGGAGATCGATCCCCCGTATTGTGACGTCATCGTCCAGAGGTGGGAGGAGTTCACGGGCAAGAAGGCCGAGCGTGTCCCGGCCGGGGCTGCGGAGGTGCTGGCATGAGCGACCGGGCACCGAATCGGCCAGCGGGTGTGGGCAAGGTGCTTCAGGACTTGCTGGACTACCAACTCCGCAATGAGGTCATTGGCGGCGTCTCTTTGGCGGAAGTTCTTGACTGTGTGGATCTGGACGTGGCGTACAGCCCGGTGGTCGAGTTTTCGGTTGATGACGACTGGCCGAGGCCGGAGCAGTTGTGCGTGACGACCCTGATCAAGCGCGACGACGGCCGGTACGAGGCGCGTCGCCAGACCGACGCGGGGCCGACGTTCGACCTCTTCGGCCCAGAGCAGGTTCGCATTATGCGCGCCCGGTATCTGCTCTGCCGCGACCACTTCGCCAAGTCGATCGAGCAATACAGCTACCCGCAGCAGCAGCGGATTCTGGCCGGTTTCTTCCCCCACGGGCTCTGGAGGCCGAGGTGATCTTCCACCCGCGAATCGGACAGCACGTCCGCATGCACTACGCCAAGCGGTCGGCGGCCGTCATGCCGCACCACGGCAAGACGGGCGTCGTGCGAGTCGTGTCCCCAGGGCCGGGGCCTCGGAATGCCGGTGTGGAAATTGACGGGCGGCTCGCGGTGATCCCCCGTGGGAACCTGGTGGCCACGGAGAGGCCGAAGAACACCCCGGCGCGGGCCGGGGTGTCGAAGGAGGGTGCGTGAATGGTCGTCTCAGCGTTTCAGGCTCAGGGAGAATCGGCCCCGCTCGACCTTCTCGAAGCGGCTGTCGTCGCCCTTGGTGTTGATCTCGCGCAGGATCGCGGAGTAGAGCGTGTTGGCCGGCGTCTTGCCGCCCCGGGCGGGCGTCCAGTAGCCCTTGGCGGCCATGCGCTCGATCATCTGCTTGCAGTTCAGCGGGCCATCGGCGGGATCACGTTCCTTGAGGACCTTCGCGGCCGCGCTGAGGGCCGAGAGGCGTTTGGGCCCGCCCGAGGGCGCGCCACTTTCGCCCGTGTCGCGATGTGTCGCGGCCTTTGCCTTCGTGGCCGCCGGTCGGGTCTTCTTGGCCTTGGGGGCCGACTTGGCCATGGCCCGTTTGCTGGCGCCCGTGCCGCTCTTGCCGGGCGCCCGCGTCTCGTGGCGAAGGCGCTGGGCGCTCTTGATGCGCACCTTCTTGCCCGTGGTGATGTTCGTCGCTTCCCAGCCACCGTGCGGGCTCTCCGCGTCGATCCGGATGGTCGCCATGCGGCCGCTGACCTTCGCGGCGTAATGCGTCCCGGTCTTGATCTCGTTCTTCTTCATCGTTCGATCTCCTCTTGCTGCGGGCCTGTTACGAGGCCCAGTCCTTCAGGAATGCGACCCACTCGTCGCGGGTCATCGGTTCGTGTGCTTCGGTTGCCCCGTCGTCCTCGACCCGCCACAACGATGCGTCGACGTGGTCGGTCGACACGCGGACGGTCCCGCGTGCGAGTCGGTTGGCCTCGCGGATCGTCAGGGGCTTGTCCTTGCCCCGGTTCACAGGCCCACCTCCTCGGCCAGGCGGCTCTGGGCCTTGGCGCCGCCGAGCGTCTCGGTGAGCTGCTCGGCAAACCAGCGGACCTCCTCGTCCACGTCCTGATCGCCCGTTCGGACCGGCTGGAGGAACGAGACGATCGTCGCGACGGCCTGCGGGGTGAGGTTGTCCTGAATCCAGTCCCGCAGGACATCCGGCTCGTCGTCTTCCGGGACGGTCACCCGGACCGTCCGCCCGTTGGCCTCGACCGGGTACGTTCTGGGCTTGTTGGGTTTCTTTGCCATGGTTTACTCCTTGTGCTCGAGGGTCTGGCCTATCCAGGCCCCGGCGCTGGCCCGCCGCGGCGGGCTCGCGTCGAGGTCCGGTCAGTCGGCCAGCATCTGGATGGCCCCGCAGTAGTCGTTAACGTCGCTGTTGGTGCCCTTCTGCCCGTCGAGGGCGTGCTGGAGGATCTCGGCCATCGACCAGATGTCGTCGGGGTCGTCGGCCCCAACCTTGTGTGTCCGCTCGCCCGCGTGGGTGAGCAGTTCGACGGTGATGAACTCGTCGCCGTCCGTCCGGCTGATCTTGGCGAAGGCCCGGGGGAGCCCGGCGGATCCGTCGCGGAGGGTGGTTCTGCTGCTTCCGGCCAGTTCGATGCTCGTAATGCGCATGGTCTTCTCCTTCAAGGTTCGTGGCGTCTACTCGCCCTTGCCCGCGAGGCGTCCGGCCTCGTAGGCAGTCTTCAGGGCCTTGGCGATGCTCCAGACCGCCAGATCGTGGAAGTCCAGCTCGTCGCTCCTTCTGGTCTCGAGTGTCTCGACGCCCAGAGCGTCCCGGGCGATCTCGGCCAGGGCGTTGTCGCGTTTGGCGGTCCTGCGTTGTTCGTTCATCGCTATCTCCTTGTTTTCAAGTCGTTTACGTTCGCCATCCAACGCTCACATGTTACCTCGAATTCCGGACTCATCAAGGCAATTAAGTCCCTTTATGATAAGAAGTTGCAGATTCTGGTAAGTCGCCATGACACAAAGACATGACACCCCGAAATCCCTGAAGATCACGGCCATTTCCGTGGCCGACGCGGCCAAGGTGCTGGCCTCGGCCTACGGGCGGCGCGTGACGGAAGAGCAGGTCCGCGAGATTGCCGATGCGGGTGGTCTGCTTGCCCCCGACGGGACGATCAACCTGCTGGAATACGCGGCATATCTGGTGCGGGAGCTGGCCCATGGAAGCGATTAACCCGCGCCGGCTGAAGCCCTCCGTCCTGGCCAGGCTGCTGAACTCCGTGGGCCAGGGCGAGGTAATCTCCGAGCGCCAGCTCCGCCGGCACCGCAACCGGGCCGGCTACACCATTGGCGACGCCAAGACGGTGGACCTGTTCCGTTACGCCGCCTGGCTGACGCTGGAGTATCTTTCGCCAAAGAGGCCCAAGGAAGAGCCCGCCAGCTACGAGGAGGTCAAGCGCCGCCAGGCCGAACGGAACGCCGAGTTGGTCCGCGCCGCCCAGGACATCGGCGAGATCCCCGACGTGGTCGATCCCGAGCGGAGGGCCCGGGCGGAAGGCTCGTTCCGCTTCTTCTGTGAGACGTACTTCTCGGAGGTCTTCTACCTGTCGTGGTCGAACGACCACCTCCGGGTGATCGACAAGATCGAGAGGGCCGTCCGCACGGGCGGGCTGTTCGCCATGGCCATGCCGCGTGGCAGTGGCAAAACCGTCCTGTGCCAGACGGCGGTGGTGTGGTCGGCGCTGATCGGGGCGACGCCGTTCGTCTGCCTGATCGCCGCCTCGGCAGAGCGCGCCAAGGACCTGCTGGAGAACATCAAGGTCTGGCTGGAGACCAACCCACTCCTGCATGCCGACTTTCCCGAAGTGACGTACCCTATCCAGTGCCTCGAGCGGATCACGAACCGCCAGAAGGGCCAGAAGCACAACGGCCAGCCGACCCGCATCGAGTGGACGTCGGACAGAATCGTCCTGGCGACCATCGCGGCTTCCAAGGCCAGCGGGGTGGTGATCTCCAGCTCGGGCATGAAGGGCTCGGACATCCGCGGGCAGAACTACGCCCGCGCCGACGGCAAGGTTGTGCGCCCGCAGCTCGTGCTGGTAGATGATCCGCAGACGACCGAATCGGCATGGTCGCCGTCGCAGTCGCAAAGGCGCGAGTCGATCCTTGCCGGCGACGTGCTCGGCATGGCCGGCCCTGGCAAAAAGATCGCCGGGCTGATGGCCTGTACCGTCATTCGCCCCGACGACATGGCCGACCGCCTGCTCGACCGCGACAAGCACCCCGAGTGGCAGGGCGAGCGGACGAAGATGGTCTACTCGTTCCCGTCCAGCGAGAAGCTATGGGCCCAGTATGCAGAGATCCGCTCCGATAGCCTTCGCAATGACGGCGACGGTTCAGCAGCGACCGCTTTCTACCAGGCCAACCGCGAAGCGATGGACGCCGGCGCGGTGATTGCCTGGCCCCAGCGCCACAACGATGACGAACTGTCGGCCCTCCAGCACGCGATGAACCTGAAGCTCCGCGACGAGGCGGCGTTCTTCGCCGAGTACCAGAACGAGCCCATCGTCGAGGTGCTGGGCGAGGAGATGCTCACCGCCGACCAGATCGCCGCAAAGCTCAACGGCTACAAGCACGGCGAGGTCCCCCTCGGCTGCAACCACCTGACGATGTTCATCGACGTGCAGCAGAAGGTCCTGTTCTGGCTACTCTGCGCGTGGGAGGAGGACTTCACCGGCTACGTGATCGACTACGGCGCCTGGCCCGAGCAGAAGCGGACGTACTTCACATTGCGGGATATCCGCTCAACGCTCGGACGGGCCACCCCCGGCGCGGGGCTGGAGGGGCAGATCTACGCGGGGCTGGAGAAGTTGACGGCCGAGCGGCTGGGGAGGGCCTACCGACGCGAGGACGGCGCCGAAATGCGGATCGACCGCTGCCTGATCGACGCCAATTGGGGCCAGAGCACGGACGTCGTCTACCAGTTCTGCCGCCAGAGTTCATTTGCAGGGATCCTCTTGCCCAGCCATGGCAGATATGTGGGCGCTTCCAGCGTGCCCTTCAGCGAATACAAGCGCAAGCGCGGCGACCGTGTCGGCCTGCACTGGCGAATCCCCAACACCACCGGCCGCCGCCAGGTTCGTCACGCACTGATCGACACGAACTACTGGAAAACGTTCGTCCACGCCCGCCTGGCCGTCGCCATGGGCGACCCCGGATGTCTGTCACTTTCCGGCCGCGATGATTCTGCCAAAAGGGCCCACCGCTTGCTGGCGGACCACCTGACGGCCGAGTACCGAGTCCAGACCCTCGCCCGGGGGCGGACGGTCGATGAATGGAAGCTCCGCGCCACACGCCCGGACAACCACTGGCTGGACTGCCTGGTTGGCTGTGCGGTGGGTGCTTCCATCCAGGGCGCGGGCCTGCCCGGCGTGGCGGCCCTGGCAGTTCAGCCCCGCAAGCCGCTTCGGCTGTCGCAGCTCCAGCGGGGCAAGCGCGCATGAAGCCGCAGGCCATGACCGCCGCGAAGGCGTCCCCGCACGTGGGCCTGGTCTGCCGGGACTGCGGGTGCCGGCACTTTCTGACCGTGTACACCCGTCCGCGGAATGACGGAATTGTTCGCCGGAAACGCTGCCGCAACTGCGGCAGAGCGGTCACGACTCGCGAGAAAATCGTCTGAAATACCATATCTGGTACGTTCTCCCCTTTCTGGCGGAAAGGGCGCGAAGTTTTGGGGCTCTGCGGCAATAAGCACTATGGGCGCTCGGAACCGCGCCCGGAGCAGAGCCCATGACCGACACCCTCGAGAACTCGATCCGCCAGAATGCCGAAGGGCCCAAGCGGGCCAGCGCCGACGGCGTCAGCGCCGAGCAGCATTCGCTGGCAGACCAGATCGCAGCGGACAAGCACCTCGAGTCCAGGAAGGCCAGCCGGGCTGCGGGGCTGGGGATCAAGCTGACGAAGCTCTCGCCGGGAGGGACCGTATGATGTGGCCGTTCCGCAAGACCAGGAACGCCCGCCGGTCCCTCCCGGCTTCTTCTTCGGCTTCGCGGGGGCGGACCCGGATGGTCCGAGCGCGGTACGACGCGGCGCAGACGACCACCGACAACGCCCGGCACTGGGCGATGGCGGATTCGCTGTCGGCCGACAGGGCCGCTTCGGCGGACGTGCGGCGCAAGCTGCGGCAACGCGCCCGCTACGAGGTGGCGAACAACTCCTACGCCAAGGGCGTCGCGTTGACGTTGGCGAACGACTGTGTCGGCACCGGGCCGCGCCTCCAACTTCTCACCGACGACAACGAAACCAACCACCGCGTGGAGGCCGCGTTCGCCGACTGGGCCAAGGCGGTGGACCTGGCGGAGAAGCTCCGCACGATGCGGATGGCCAAAACGGCCGACGGGGAGGCTTTCGCCGTCCTGACGGCCAACCCGCTCATCGACTCGCCGGTAATGCTCGACGTGCAGCTCGTCGAGGCCGACCGTGTAACCTCTCCGGCGAGCACACTGTCATCGGATGACAGTGTCGACGGCGTCATCCTGGACGCCTGCGGCAACCCCACGGCGTACACAATCCTGCGCCGGCATCCCGGCGACCGGTCGTCATGGAAGATGCAGTACGACCTGGTGGGCGCCGACGCGGTGCTTCACTGGTTCCGGTCGGACCGGCCGGGTCAGCACCGGGGCATCCCCGAGATCACGCCGGCGCTGCCGCTGTTCGCGCAGCTGCGGCGGTACACGCTGGCGGTGATCGCGGCGGCGGAGACGGCGGCCGATTTCGCGGCGGTCCTGTTCACCGACTCGCCTGCCAACGGCGAGGCCCAGGCGCTGGAGCCCATGGACGTGGTCGAGTTGGAGAAGCGCATGGCCACCGTCTTGCCCGATGGCTGGCGGCTTGGTCAGGTCGAGGCACGCCAGCCGACGACCACATATGCAGAGTTCAAGCGAGAGATCCTCAACGAGATCGCCCGTTGCCTGAACCTGCCGTTCAACATCGCGGCGGGCAACTCGTCGGGCTACAACTACGCCTCGGGGCGGTTGGATCACCAGACCTACTACAAGAGCATCCGCATCGAGCAATCGCACCTGGCCGAGGTGGTCTTGGACCACGTTTTCAGTGCATGGTGCGACGAGGCGATGCTGACGTCGGAGCTTTCCATACTTCGGCAAAGCCGAAGTATCCCACACCAGTGGTTCTTCGACGGGACCGAGCACGTGGACCCGGCCAAGGAGGCGACGGCCCAGGAGCGGCGGCTGAGGAACAACACCACCACGCTGGCGGACGAGTACGCCAAGCAGGGCAAGGACTGGGAGGTCCAGCTCCGCCAACGCGCCAAGGAAAAGCGGCTCATGACGGAACTGGGCCTCTCGGCCACCGAAAGCGCCCCGAAACGTGGAACGGAAGACAGTACCAAGAAGGTTCGACAGGACTCACCGCAGGAGAACACGGATGTCCCCCACCAAGCTGCCTGACTTCGTGATGATGATCGCCACGCCCACCATCGAGGCTGCCGCCGGCGACGACAAGGAACTGCCCCGGTTCAGCATGGTCGCCTACACGGGCGGGACGATGCGGATCGCGGGGTTCCCACGCCCCGTGATCGTGGATCTGGCCGGGCTGGAGATCCCCAGCCAGAACCTGCCGATCCGCCTGGACCACGAGCGCCGCCAGGGAGTGGGCCACACCCAGCGGATCGCCATCGACAACGGCCGGCTGGTCGCGGAGGGCCTGATCTCGCGCGACACGTCCTGGGCACGGGACGTGGCCCGCAGCGGCGCGAAGGGGTTCCCCTGGCAGGCGTCGATCGGTGCGCAGGTCGTCGAGGCCGAGCTCGTGCCGACCGGCGTGCGCATTGGTGTCAACAGTCAGACATTCGAGGGCCCGGTGCATGTGGTGCGCCGGGCGATTCTCAAGGAAATCAGTTTCGTCGACAGCGGCGCCGATCGCGGCACGTCCGCGAAGGTGGCTGCACAGGATTCTTTGGCAGAGACCCAGGAGAAAACAATGAAGACCGACGTCAAGGACGACAAGAAGGGCGCGCAGGATCAGGGCGCAGAGGACACGGCAGCGCAGGCGCCGGTCGCCGCGGAGACGCCGGCTGAGCCGAAGCCCGTCGAGACCGAAGCCCTCGCCGAAACCGCCGGCGTCCCCGCGGCGCCGAAGGAGGTCGAGGCGGCGGCCGATCCGGTGCTGGAGTTGCGCGCCCGCGTCGCCGCCGAGACGCAGCGGATCGCTGGGATCCGGAAGGTCTGCGGCGACGACGGCAAGCACACCGACATCGAGGCCAAGGCCATCGAGGAAGGCTGGGACGCCACCCGGTGCGAACTGGAGGTCCTTCGCGCCTCGCGGCCGAAGGCGCCGGCCGTGCATGTCCGGGACGCCCACAGCGTTGACAGCAGGGTCCTCGAGGCCGCCTGCCTGGTAACCGGCGGGATTCGAGGGGACGACCTGCTGGCCTCGCACGGCGAGCAGGCCCTCGAGACCGCCGCCACCCGCTACCGCGGTGGGATCGGTCTGCAGGAGCTGCTGCTGGAGGCGGCGTGGGCCAACGGCTACACGGGGCGCAACTTCCGCGACAGCCGCGCCGTGTTGCGATTTGCATTCGGCCATCGCGTCGAGGCCGCCTTCTCGACGATCGACATCGGCGGGATCCTGTCCAACGTCTCCAACAAGTTCCTGCTGGAGGGCTTTTTCAGTGTCGAGCGGACCTGGCGGAACATCTGCGCGGTGCGTAACGTCAGCGACTTCCGCGCGGTGACCAGTTACCGGCTGATCGGCAAGGACCAGTACGAGCGTGTCGCGCCCGGCGGGGAGCTCAAACACGGCTCGCTGGGTGAGGAGACGTACAGTAACCAGGCCGACACGTACGGCCTGCTGCTGAGCGTCGATCGACGCGACATCATCAACGACGACCTCGGCGCGATCACCACGGTGCCCCGCAAACTCGGCCGGGGCAGCGGTCTGAAGATCAACGACGTCTTCTGGGGCGTGTTCCTCAACAACGGCGCGTTCTTCAAGACCGCCAACAAGAACTACATCTCGGGGGCAGCCACCGCCCTGTCGATCGATGCGCTGACCACGGGGGAGGTCACCTTCATGGACCAGGTCGACGGCGATGGCAAGCCAATCGGCATCATGCCGGCGGTCCTGCTGGTTCCCACGGCGCTGAGCGCCATGGCCACCCAGCTTCAGAAATCGCTGGAGGTCCGTGACACCACGGCCAGCACGAAGTACCCGGTCGCCAACCCGCACCAGGGCAAGTTCCGCAGCGAGGTCAGCCGGTACCTCTCCAACAGCAGCTACACCGGCAACAGCGCCAAGGCGTGGTTCCTTCTGGCCGATCCGGCGGATCTGCCGGTGATCGAGGTGGCGTTCCTCAACGGCCAGGAGTCTCCGACCATCGAGACGGCGGAGGCGGATTTCAATGTTCTCGGAGTGCAAATGAGGGGTTACCACGATTTCGGCGTGGCCCTGCAGGATCCCAAGGGCGGCGTGAAGAGCAAGGGCGAGGCCTGATCGTAGTCTGTAGCCAGGAGCCGATATCCCGGAACTACAAGGAGATATAACAGATGGCAACTGCAACATTCATTCATGACGGAAACTCGATCGACTACACCCCCGGCAGCGCTGTAGCTGCCGGGGACGTGGTGGTCCAGGGCGAACTCGTGGGTGTCGCGAAGACGCCCATCGCGGCAAGCGCCCGCGGGGCGCTCGCGATCGCGGGCGTCTTCGACTTCCCGAAGGCCACGGGCGCCAGCACGGCGATCGCCGCCGGCGCGAAAGTCTACTGGGACGTGGGCGACACCGAGGCCAAGGAAGACGACGAGTCCGCGGCGAACAAGCTCATCGGCAAGGTCGTTGCGGCCGCCGGCGACAACGACGCGACGGTCCGGGTCCGCCTGAACCAGTAACCCGCGGAGGCCTGCGCGATGGGTGACCTACTTAAGCAGGGAAGCCAGTGGCTGGCGGGCGTGCTCAATCAGCACGCCGCCAGCCCGGTCACCTACCGCCGTGGCGAGACTGAGGCCCCCATCAGCGCCACGTTCGGGCGGACGGAGTACGAGGTCGAGGACGAGTTCGGCCTCCGTATCGCCGCCCACGCGACCGACTTCCTTATCGTCGCCGCCGACTTTGAACCCACCTTCGGCGAGCCGGAGCCGGGCGATCAGATCATGGCGGACGGGCAAGTCCACGAGGTGCTCGATCTGGCCGGGCAGGGACACTGGCGATGGAGCGACCCGCACCGGACAACCATGCGAATCCACGCGAAGCAGATCGGGACGGAGTAA